TATTACAGCTATTTCAAGGGATTGGGGTGTTGATCCATCAATTGTACGTGTAACAACTACAGATGATTTGGCTACTATAACTACAACAGGTTATTTAGCAACACAAGAAGCAAATATTGAATTACTTCAAAATGGTTCATTTGAATGGTTAGACACCGACTTTATTTTGATTTATTACGTAGACGGCGAAGGTTTTTTTGTTCGTGATGTTCCTAATGATACTTTTGATGAAGCTAATCCAAGCGGTGGTTTAGCAGATACATTACAAAATGGCAATATTTTTGTTGGTAATGCTTCCAATATTGCTACTGGAGTAGCTCCTTCAGGAGATATTACTCTAAGCAATACTGGAGTTTTTGCAATTGCTCCAGGTGTTATTGTAAATGCTGATGTGAATGCATCTGCTGCTATTGCTTATTCTAAATTAGCATCATTATCTAGTGGTAATATTTTAGTTGGTTCTGCTGGAAACGTAGCATCATCTGTAGCAATGACAGGAGATGTTACTATTTCTAATGCTGGAGTCACAGCAATAGGCGCCAATAAAATACAAAGCGCTCAGTTGGCCTCTAATTTATTAAGATATACATCAATAGCTATTTCCGCATCTCAATTTAACGGTATGTATGCTGCTCCAGTCTTATTGCTGGCTCCTCCTGGAACAAACTTTTTGTATGTCGTTGAAAGAATGGTATTGGTTATGACATTTGTTTCAGCTGCATATGCTGGTGGTGGAGTTGTATTAGCTCAATATGATTCTACAGTACATGGTGCAGGGGTTCAGGCCACAAATACTGAAGCTGCTGCTGATTTCTTTGCTGCTGCTAGCACTTCTTTCTCTTTTAATGGTGTTTCAGGAAATACGGTCGCAGTAGCTCCATTTACTACTTCTGTAAATAAAGGGATTTATTTAAGCAATCAAACGGGTGCATTTACAACTGGGGATGGCACTTGGGTTGCTAATATATGGTATAGGGCAATTCCCACAGCGTAATTTTTATTCCCGGTGTAACAGCCGGGATTTTTTAAGGATTTAAAATTGGATTTTACAAAAGATTGGATAAAGAAATGCGAAGGATTAAAGCTTGATACTTATATAGATACTACTGGAAATTTAACTATCGGTTGGGGTCGAAATTTAAGGAATGGAATTAATCTCGATGAAGCAGAATTAATGTTCCAAAATGATTACAAGCGCTCTATTGATGAGTTAGAACAATACGATTGGTATCTAAATCAACCTGAAGGAGTTAAGTCTGCATTAATCAATATGAATTTTAATTTGGGAATTTATAAACTTCTTGAATTTAAAGGAATGATTGAGGCTCTTGAACATAAAGATTATACAAAAGCAGCTTTTGAAGCGATGGACAGCTTATGGGCTAGGCAAGTCCCACAAAGAGCCAAAGATATTTCTGTAATGATTAGTGAAGGGAAATAATAAATGACTGATTCAGAAAGATTTGAATTATTATGGTCTAATCATCATAAACAAATAGATGAAAATAGAGCGGTACATAGAAGCTTGAATGAATTAAGAAATAATATTGAAGAAATTAAAATTTCAATCAAAGATATTTCAGATTCAGATACAGAGTTATCTAAAATAATTATAAAAGAAATAGAAAAATTAACTGAAACTGTAAATAATTTAAAAAAATGAAACTTCACCCAGAAGAAATAGACCACATCAATATAGTGAACTGGTTTCATTATAATTACCCGGATTTTGCAGATGATTTCCATCATTTTGCTAATCAGCGCAAATGTTCTCCTCAAGAAGGGAATAAGCTGAAATCGATGGGTGTTAAAAGAGGTGTGTCTGACTTCTTCCTAGGGATGGGAAGGCATGGGTTCCATGGATTATGGATAGAATTAAAGGTTGGTAATGGAAAATTATCAAAAGAACAGATTGCATTTATTGAAAGAAAAACTAAAAGAGGTTATTTGGCTATTGCTGTGTGGGGAGAAACCGCAGCAAAAGAAGTAATTAAAACTTATTTAATGGATTATTCGGATGAGAGTACGATTCTTGATAAGAAAGATTAAAAGTTTAATTAAAAGAATAATAAATAAACTAAAATACCCGTATAAAGATTGACCATTTTGTTGGTCACATTTTTATCTGGTTGAATAATAACTATTAGCCCTATATGCTTTCAATATGGATTGTATTTATTCTAAAATCGCGCTAAGTCTGATTATTGCTATAACTAGACCTAAGTAAAGTGGCGACGCACAAAAAACAAAACAACCAACGAACTGCAAGGAATGTATTTAATGCGGTTTTGTTCTGTGCGTCATAATTAGTGTATATTTTCTTTTGATGATGAAGGAAGATTTCTCATTATTTGTTTGGTAATTTCATTTATTTGTTCTTCTGAAACTAACGCCATTTTACAAGTGCCATAATAAACAGAAGCCAAGCTTCTTATTATAAGTTCAGTTCCCACATTATTATTTATAGCTCTCATTACACATTCCATTAGTTCTACAAATAAATATTCGTCGTCACTCATCATTAAGCAACTTTTCTAAAGAAAAATCATAAAATGCTTTTAATAATTCTATTTTCTTTTTTTTATCTTTTGAAGCGGAATCTATAGCTCCTATATAAATAAAACCTATTATTCCTAAAATTTCAGCACCTTCCATTTTTTGCAAAATTGCTTTTTCAACAATTTCCCTTAATCCTTTTAATAATTCTTCTCTAGTCATCCAAACACCTTCTTAGTAATCCTATATCCTTTCGCTTCATGCTGAACAAAAATCGTTTCAGGATGTTTCGCTTCATCAAGCATTTCTTCCATTTTCTCTTTATCGCCTAATTTCATATACCAATCTGAAGGTTTATCACAATGTTGTTTTATAAATTTCCCATAAAATACGTTCTTTGCTTTCTGACTTATTGGTGAATAACTTTCATAAAATACATTGTCATTACATCGATACATGCAATTGATTCGAAACCCATTTCTCGTATAATTTATTCCGTACCTAGTTTCAAGAACGGCGTATTCTCGCACATCTACTTTAATGTGTGTTAGAGATAATTTGTCATTAGGATCAATTATTTCTGTACCGCATTTGCGACAATGGCGCGCTGTAATATCATTTTGAACGTCGCATAAATCATTGGGACAATCTTTAAACTGAAAGTAATAATCGCATCGTTTTTTATTTATGACACCAATACATCTGCGAGCTGTTTCAGTATTCATTGTCATACATTGATGGCATCGTATTACATAAGGTTTATCTTCATCAAGAGTTTGCTCTAAAGCCGATAATAAAATGGGATTGTCCCAATGACTGTGCCTGTCAATATTCCCTGCAAAGTCCATAATTAAAGCGGATTCTTTTCCGGTTTGGGGTGAGAGACGCAAGGAACGTCCCATGGTTTGAACGAGCAAAACCAGGCTTTCTGTCGGTCGTAGGTAAGCAATTGTGTCATAGCTTGGAATATCAATGCCCACACTAATAATAGCAATATTGACCAGATAACGCACAGAGCCATTGCGTGCTTTATCCAAAATTTGAGTCCTTTCATGTTCTGGTGTTTCCCCTAAAATTAATCTTGTTTGTTCTGCGGGAAGATATCCCATGATTTCTAAAGCATGCTTTTTAGTGGTCGCAAATATGAAGACTCCGAATCTATTTTTCTCTTCCATTACATGGACTATTTGTTCGCATATTTTCTTTGTTAGGCGATGACTTTTCTCTATAACTTCTTCTAATTGTTTCGAATCGAACTGGCCATTCTGTTTCATTCGAACTTTTGAGAAATCAATGACTAGACTTTCATCCACTTTAAAATTAGGTTTAACTAAATAGCCTTTATCGATGAGGTCTTCCGTAGTAATGTTCCCCACTTGGGATTTGAAGAAGCACTCGTCGCCCACGATTGAGAACCCTTTGAAACGGTAGTTTGTCCCTGTTGCGCCCAGCACGCGCATGTTATGATATAGTTGTTTGTAATGTCGTAAGATGCGCATGAAGTAAGAATGGTCATCAAGGTAATTGATGTTATGAGCTTCATCGACAACAATAAGATTGAACTCAATTGTGCTGATTTTTCCATTTTTTCTAATCCCATTGAGTAATGTTTGAGGCGTGGCGAATACTACTGGAGCAGAACAATCCTTACTTTTAAGAGCCGCGCAATAGATGGATGCATTGCCTCCTTGTTCTATATATGCCTCACAGTTTCCTTTGACTAATTGGGCATTATTAACAATACATAAAGCTCTTTTATCTTGGCGTTCCATTCGAAGAAGCACCTCGGCTATCATTAGACTTTTTCCAGAGCCTACCGAAGCTAATAAAAGTACAGGTTCATCGTCTTTAATCAGTGCTTGCCAAATCTCTTGTATTGCTTGTTTCTGGTATGGGCGTAGTTCCTTCGCCATTTAAATATTCCTTTAAATATTCCACAATAACTTTATATCCATCTAAATTCGGATGTACTCCGTCCACTAACAGTTTTTCCCAGTTTGGTTGTGATTCGAAATAATATCCTAAATCAATTAGTTTGCAATTTTGGCAATTTAATCCATTACGTAAAAGAGAGTTAACTTCGTCATTGAATTTATTAGATTCTTTTGTAATTGGTAACAATGTGCTGATATAAATAATGGCCTTCTTATTTTTTTCATATAATTTAGAGGCTATTTTCATTAAATTTACATATGTTTTTATTGGAGATTTAAATCGATTATCATTAACGCCAAGCAATATAGAATAAATATCTGCTTTTGGTATGGTTCCAACTCTATTGAGCACATCGATTGTTGTGTCCCCACCATGGCCATCGTGCCTATAGCCATATTTATCTAGATAATATCCCGAGAAATCATAACCAATATTCTGCTCATCTAGCATACATCTTAATTTCTCTCCATCATGCGCCCATGTTATTGAATCTCCGATTGTGTCTAATGTTTTATAATGTTTTGGAATTCTTTCTTTTGATAATGTGCAGTCTGCGTAACTTAAATTTACCAAAAATAGAAGCATTGCTATATATTTAATCATTTAATGAATATCCTATGGCATCTTTGGTAAAGGTTTATCTAAATAGACAACGTTCTCTATTGCTTTAATAATCCAAGATATGTGCTTATTTTCTTCTTGAGCATCCTTTGCAAGATCTAGAATCAAATATGTTGCATGACCCATAATCAGCAACAATCTTTCATTCATTTGTATCAGTTTATTTATATTATCTTCTGTCATTTACTCGATCCAAAATAATACCCAATAACTAATGTAGCTATTGAAGGTAAAGTAATCTTACATGCTTCATAAGTAGCATTGTTGTGTATAAATAATTCGCTAATTCCAGCCATAAAGTAGATTATCCCAATACCAAGCAATATAGACTTTGCAAAATCCAATAGGTTTTTTTCTGTAACCAAACCTTCATAATAACCGCCCTGTTTTGCAAATAATTCATCATCCGTTTTATGGCTTTCATCGAATTGGCTTTTACCCATTCATCAATCCAGGTAAAAATATTTCTCTGCGTCCTCCTTTACCAACAATCATTATTTTCTCTCCTCTGGAAATTGCTTTTGATAATATGTCGCTTAATTCAATTGCTCTTCGTATAACATCTGAGCGTGATGGAGCATTGAATAAATTCATTAATCTGTCTGCTTCTTTTAGGGTTTTATCTTGCATTCTTATGTTTAGTGCGTGAGACATGTTCTATTCCTCATTCATTGGCTTATCATCATTATAAATAATACCCCCATACCATCTTTGATGCCTAAGGCAGGCATTATGTGCTTCTTCTGCTGTTTTATAGTAACCCTCAGCATAATATCTTCCATTCTTTCTATATTCCCAATGATAATCGCCAAAAGTTTTGTTTCCTTGTCCTTGGCGAACCCATTTTGGATTCCCTTTGTTTTTTCCGAATGCCATTATTTATTCCTTATCAGCCAATTTATGTAACTTCCCAATAAAATCATTTGCCTGGTCCATGGTCATTTGCGCCAAGGTTTCAACCTTATAATGATCCAATGCATTTTTAAATCGCTCGGAGTCAAATATTTTAACAGCGCGTAATGCGTGAATTTCTTCAAGTTGTTCTGCGGTTGCTAGTTCTCCGGTTTCTTCGTCATTTATTACTTCAGCTTCGATTACTTGTCCTTTGGCTGATTTCAATCGGTTGATTAAGTCTTCTGACTTTGATGTTTTGTGCAATTTCCCATATTTTTCTTCTTCATCTTGTTCCATTTCTTCTTGACCGTAAGTTCCTCCTAGTAAATCTTGAAAACAAGCTCGAAGGCATTGTGATTCTGCTACCTTCTTAATCATTGTCGCCGGCTTACCAGTAGTTGAATTCCAAAGACTTTTACCAGTGGAATATTCTTTAAGCTCTGCAAATACATACATGGGTCGTGAGGATTTATGTCTTTTAGCAATGCAATATGCGCCAACTAATTCTCCGCGATTGGTCAATTTGTATTTATGCTTTACTTCGCCATTAAATACTTCAAATTCATCATTAGAATAAACAGCATCGCATTGATGATAATCATATTCAGAGTGTGCTTGAGCGGCCTTTCTATAACCATCTCTTCCAATGAATATCTGTGCCGGTGTATTTTCTTGATATTTAACGCTCCAAATTTCACGCATAAACGGATTTAGATTGGTCGCCTTCCCAATTCCTATAAAAAATTTGAATTCAAGGTCAGTCAATTTTGGGGCGAATAATTTACGTATTTGTTCCAGCTGCTCCGAGTCTTCCCACATTGCAATCTTTGTTTGGCTTATTGTTGTTAATTCATTGCTCATTTTTTATTCCTCATCAGTATTTATTTGTGCGTATCTCGGTATGCTAAGCTCCTGAACCGGATATCCAGGCCATTTGTCACTATCAATGCATTCTTTCAGTCGTTTTTTGTAAGATTGGAATTGGTCTATACCAAATTGCAATGCCTCTTCATCCATCATAAACACGGATGGAACATAAGGCTCTTCTTTCTCAACAGCCAATACCACGAACATATCAAATGGTTTTCCAATGGCTTGGCAAGCTTCATAGCACATTCCTGCTTGTAGATAATAGCCATAGCTGTATGCTGATGAAGTAAACCTATGTGGTGAAGCGTCTTTCGTTGTTTTTAAATCGACTACTACTTTAGATGACCAAATATCAGGACGAGTCTTAAATTGCAGTCCTGTTTCTTTATCGGTCCAGAATATTGATTGTTCGAACTGAGCTTCGTCTAGTAGGGTGGTTACTATTTCATGTTTGCTTACTAAAGAGGCCATTTTAACGGTAACATCTAATTGGTCTTGCGTTATAATAGTCTTTCCTCGTGAGCCGTCCTCAAATCTTTGCATTATTGCCTTGTTAATTAACACTTGGCTCTCTCTAGATTCTTTTTGCAACGAATATATTTCTCGGCCTACATCTTTTAATAGACCTACTTCAGGTAGTTTTTTTATAGTGGGTTTTATTATGTACTCATCTTCAAAGTTATCCGGTTCTAATAATAGAGTATGGAACAATGAACCTATAGCCATTGCTGCGGTTGTCTCCTTAGGTGAAGCAAGCCCCGACAAATATTGATACCAAAAGTGATAAGGGCTTTTATCTAATAGCATGAGCTGGCTTCGCGAATAGCCTTCTGATGCGTGATACTCTTCGTTACTTATATTATATACACCGTCTTCATATTTCATTTTTAATTCCTCTGTTGAACGAAATAATTATATCAAATACTTGAATTAGTTCAAGCTATTTCGTATACTATTTGAAAAAATATTGGAGATAAAAGTGACGCCTCAAGATGTTAAAGAATTTTATGGTAATGGGTATAGGTTACATAAGAAAACGGGTATGTCCGCCGCATCATTATTAAATTGGATTAAGTGGGGATATGTTCCTATTCAATCCCAAGCAAAGTTGCAGAAACTAACAGAAGGAGCTCTTGTTGCTACTTGGGATGTGCCGGAGAAATGAAAGAATTTACTTGTGAATACTGTTTAAGGACATTCAAAAAAGGAAAAAGTGATGCTGAAGCAATGAAAGAATATGCTTCAGCCCCATGGAATGTGCCAAATGATGATATAGGCGTGCTTTGCGAATATTGTTTCCAAGAATTTAAGCAATGGTTTTCTAGTCTTTCGGAAGAGCAGCGTAGGAAAATTAGAGGACAAATTAAATAAGGATGTTAAATGAAAATAGATGAAAAAGATTGGCATTTATTTGAAGGAGAAAAGAAATTTACAACATCTTGCCCATTCCATTATGAAATAACTCCTTCATGTTCTATAGACCCAATGGAAGGAACATTTCATTGCTATGGATGTGGGCTTCAAGGATATATATCTGAAGATAATTCTTTATTTACCGATTAATGGATTAATTTTAATAAGGATATTAAATGAGCACAATGAAAATCATGGAACTTAAAAAAAGAATCGTTAATTTGATTGAAATGGAACGAGTCGTTGCTAATAAAACTTTAAGGGAGGCTCAAAAGAAGAATGACAATGATGTACTTATTATTGCTCAGTCTTATTTAATGGGTCTTAAAAGAATACAAATGATATTGAATAATTTATTTAGGGAGATGAAGTGAAAGGAAAATACATAATTTTCACCCAAATTGAATACGTTAATGACATAGATGTTTTAGATATTTCCAAATGCAAAGTGGTTGTTACTGATGATTATTACGAAACAAAAGAAGATGCGATTGATGAAATGATTTTGAAGTTGCTGGAGATTAGGAATAAGGCAAATTATGAATGATTTTACGAAAGAAGAGTTAGAAATTATCCTCGATGATTTAGATTCTCGT